CCAATCGTGCAAAAGAGATACAAATTGAACTTATGGATTTGGAAAGAAATCATAGTTTGATGGGAAACTTGAAGGATTTGTCGGAAGGTGGAACACATGACAGGAGCAACCTCATCTCTTTGTGCAGGTCGTGTCACGCAAGGATACACGCAGAGAGAGGTGACAGATGGCATGGAAGAAAGAGTGATTCATACGAATGATGGTCGTGCCAGTCATATATAAAAATATTTTATTATATTTTTTCATGTGACGGTCATGACAGTCATTTCCAAAAGGGTAGGGGGAGTGCAAATCCCTGTGGGCAGAGCCACCGGGCAACGGTGCCGCCCCTTCGTGTGTACTTTTTGCGTTTTTGAACAGGGTATTAAGCACCCTATCGTTAAGAAATATATTAGGAGTTGATGATATGGCTAGAGACGGAACTGCTCGTGGCTCGAACATCAAGGTTAATGCAGGACGAAAATCCAAGGCACTAGCAGAGAAGATGGCAGCGGGCAATCCTGGTGGAAGAAAGCTGAAGGTCATTGACTTGCCGGACGGAGTAGAACTTGAAGGAGCAGATATCCCGGAGCCGAGTTCCTACATAAAGTCCAAGCAGAAAGCTGTGGGTGAATTTGATGCAGAACACATTTACAGATATATCTATCTGTACTTGAAAGATAAAGGATGCGACAAATTGGTGAGCAAGCATTTGGTGGAACAGTACGCAATGAGTGTGTCCCGACTGATGCAGTGTGAGGAGGCTATCTCAGAATACGGATTTCTCTCCAAGCATCCGACCACGGGAGCTGCCTGCGCAAGTCCATTTGTGGCAATGGCTCAAAACTACCAGAAACAGGTAAACACAATATGGTACCAGATTTTCCAAGTGGTAAGGGAAAACTGCTCGAAGGATTTTAACCCAGATGAGTCTGACCCGATGGAACTTCTGCTACGGAGTAGAGGATAGGAGAAACACATGATAGAAAAAGTGAATCCGATGCACCCGGATAAGGTTGCAGACCGAATTGCAGGTGCAATCGTTGATATAGCCTATGCATCTGAGGAGAATCCGAAGATTGCAGCAGAGGTTCTGATTGGACATGGCGTTTGCCATGCGATCATTGAGACATCTGCACACCTTGATGAAAAGGATATCGTAGATGCAATTTACAGAATTGCCGGAAATGTGCAGACAGATATCGTGATTGTTCCACAGGACATTCATCTGTCTGAGAATCAGAAGGGTAATATCCGTTGTGGGGATAATGGTATTTTTAAGGGAATGCCGCTGACAGGGGAACAGAAAGAACTTTCACAGATTGCAAGGGATATTTACAAAAGATATCCGACAGATGGAAAGTACATTCTTGATGGAGTAAGACTCATCATTTGCCAGAGCAATGCAGAAAAAGAGGAACTGGAGAATCATTACCCAGGGGCAGAGGTCAATCCGCTTGGTGCCTGGGCAGGTGGTACAGATGTAGATACGGGAGCAACCAACAGAAAACTTGGTTCTGATATGGCTGATTCTGTTACAGGCGGAGGACTGTATGGTAAGGATTTATCCAAGGCAGATGTATCCGTAAATATCTATGCTTTCCTTAAGGCACAGGAAACAGGAATGCCAGTCACACTCTGCTGTGCAATCGGTGATGAGATGGTGGATGGAAAGCCTTATGCAGAAATCGTGCAGATGGCAAGAGAGTACATTCAGTCAGTTGGTGGATTTGAGAAATTTGCAGAATGGGGGTTATTCTAATGGCAAAGCATACAACAGAAATGAAAATAGTACAGACTTCCAAACTGATACCATATGTAAATAATGCCCGTACCCATTCACAGGAGCAGGTCAATAAGCTGCGAGGTTCCCTTCGTGAGTTTGGTTTCATCAATCCTGTTATTATCGATGCTGACTATAATGTCATTGCCGGACACGGAAGGCTTATGGCTGCAAAGGAAGAAGGCATTGAGGAAGTTCCGTGTGTGTTCGTTGATTATCTGACGGAGGCACAGAAGAAAGCATATATCCTTGCCGACAACAGATATGCACAGGATGCCGGATGGGATGAGGAGATGTTACGGGTTGAGATTGAAGCCTTGGAGGGAATGGACTTTGATGTGTCATTTACAGGCTTTGATGAACAGGAGATAGCTGACCTTCTTGCAGGGGATGCTGATGATGCAAAAGAAGATGATTTCGATTTGGAAGAAGAATTACAGAAACCGTGCTTTTCCAAGACAGGAGATATCTGGCATATCGGAAGGCACAAAGTCATCTGTGGTGATTCCACACAGGAAGATACCTATACACAGCTTTTCGGGGATAAGAAGTGTAATCTTGTATGCACTGACCCTCCATACTTCGTGTCTCTTGAGAATGCATCCGGCAAAATTGCAAATGATGACTTAAACGATAAGGACGGATATGAATTTCTTATGAAAGCCTTTACCAATTTCCATAATGTTATGGCTATCGATGCATCCATCTATGTATTCTATGCGACCATGAAGGCTCGTGTGTTTTATGATGCATATGAAGATGTAGGCTTTAAGGTCGGTGCAGGTCTTATATGGAAAAAGCCAAGGGCACCGCTTATGAGAACGGACTGGAAGTTTAATATGGAGCCGATCATCTGGGGTTGGAGAAAAGACGGAAAGCATAAGTGGTACGGTGACCAGAAACAGAAATCTGTGTTTGAGTTTGATGGTATCAAGAATTCAAAGGAAGATGGATTCGGACATCCATCCAGTAAGCCGGTTCCACTGATTGCATATCTTATCAAGCAGTGTACACAGGCGAATGGTATCGTGCTTGACGGATTCCTTGGTTCTGCCTCCACGCTGATGGCCTGTGAGCAGCTTGACCGTATCTGTTATGGTGTGGAACTTGAACCAAAATTTGTGGATGTGGCTGTAAAGAGATATCTCGAATACAAGAATGGTGACAGCACGGATGTGTATGTCATCAGAGATGGAGAGAAGTTAAGCTACGAAGATGCAGTGGCAGGAATGGAGGATGCCGATGGAACAACAGAATAAGAAACTTTTGACCCTCGGCAGTCTTTTTGACGGTTCCGGGGGTTTTCCATTGGGTGGAGTCATTGCAGGAATCACACCAAAGTGGGCAGCAGAGATTGAGCCGTTTCCCATAAGGGTCACATCAGTTCGTTTTCCCAATATGACACACATTGGAAATATAAGTGAAGTCAGAGGGGCAGAGATTGAACCCGTTGATATCATCACATTTGGAAGTCCCTGTCAGGACATGAGCGTGGCAGGGAAAAGAGAAGGCTTGGGCGGTAACCGTTCCAGTCTTTTTTACGAGGCAATCAGAATCATAAAGGAAATGAGGGAGGCTACCAATGGAAAATATCCAAGATACATCGTCTGGGAAAATGTTCCCGGAGCATTCTCGTCAAACAAGGGCGAGGACTTCAGGGCAGTCCTCACAGAAATCTGCAAAGTCAAAGAAGCTGACGTGTCTGTACCTAAACCTTCAAAATGGGAAAATGCAGGACGCATCATGGGAGAAAGCTTCAGTATCGCATGGAGACTCCTCGATGCTCAGTATTGGGGTGTTCCCCAGAGAAGACAACGTATCTACCTTGTCGCAGATTTTGATGGAGGGAGTGCAGGAAAAATATTATTTGAGTCAGAAGGCCTGTCTGGGTATTCTGCGCAGGGCTTCAAGTCGTGGCAAGACGCTGCCAATGGTATTACAGAAGGCATTGGAGAAACAGGCTCAGACAGCTTAATGTTTGAAAACCACTCACAGGATACAAGATACCGAGGACCACTTGCTGTGGCACAGACGGTTTCATCTACTTATGGAACAGGTGGAAATAATCAGCCGTTTGTATTGCAGACACCAAAGACTCTGAAAATCAGATGTGGCTGTGAGGGCGGTGGCAAGGGTGCGCTGATACAGGATGACCTGTCAGCAACCCTTGGAACAAATAATGATCAGACATTATTCCAACCGAGGGCATTCGGTGTGTGTGCAAAGAACAGCAATTCCATGAAATCAGATAATCCGAATAGTGGATTTTATGAGGCAGAAACATCAAGAACCCTTGATGCAAATGGTGGAAATCCTACCTGTAACCAGGGTGGCATTGCCGTGATTGAAGGAAACGGCAGCAGACCTTCCCATAAGGGTGATGGCTATAAAGAATCGGATATCATGTATACCTTAAATACTACAGAGCAACACGCAGTAGCATTTGCTGATGTTCATGCCACACTTTCTGCAAATGATGGTCCCAAGGGTCCATCCAGTCAGATGATGAAGAACCCGGAAGAAAACTTTGTCGGAGAACCATCCTATGGCATTGGCAGACCTGCAATGAATCAAGGATACAATGCTGCTTTCAGTTTTCAGATTGAAGAGGAAGTCGAGCCGACACTTGTTGCGGCCGGAGCAAGCGGTGTGGCACATCCGAGATTTTCTTCATCCAAGGCATCATTCTTTACCGAGGCAAATGAAGAATGTGCCAATACCTTAGTTGCTACGGATTATAAGGATCCTCCGATTGTAAATGACGGGAAGAGTACTGATTATATAGTGCGAAGGCTGACACCTACGGAATGTGCAAGACTGCAGGGATTCCCGGACTGGTGGTGTGACGGACTTGAAACACCAGAACCTACCGATGATGATATTGCCAAGTGGAGAGAAATCTTTCATACCCATGCCAAGGCAATGGGAAAGACCACAAAGCCCAAGACAGATAACCAGATCAGAAAGTGGTTACAGAAACCAAGGTCTGACTCTGCTGAATATAAAATGTGGGGAAACGGAGTGGCATTACCGAATGTTTACTTTGTTTTGTCCGGCATTATGTACTATGCACAAGAATCTGCTACATAAAGGCAGTATATTTGTACCTCTGTGAATGCACATAATCGTTGCATTTACAGGGGTTTAGAGTGATATATGTACATACCAAAAGAAAGGGAGGTACATAGCATGGTACTACATTTTAATGTAAAAGGCGAAAGCCGGAAGGCAATGGTTACAGCCATTGAAAAAGAAATAGGTGGGAAGGCAAGATACCTTGGAGTTCCATCCTGCGCATACGAGATTGGAAGTTACACGGTAGGCAGAAACGGGGAACTTGAATTCGGAGATTTTGATGACATTGATGAGGTTGCACCAATCGTTGATGCCTGCGTCATGGCAACAGGAATCACCCCGGCAGAATGGGAAGGAAACAAAGATGCCGAAGAAGCAGAAACGGAAGGTGCGATGGAACTTACAGTTACCATCCCATTTACAAAGGTGAATGTTGGAAATCTTACAAGCCTGCTTGAGGCAAAAGGAAACCTTATAAAGGATGCCCTTGGCATCACAGACCTGCGGTTTGAGATGAATGAGGATTCCATTTCATTCCCTTGGTTTTCAAAGGTTAAGCCGGAAGAGGCAATGACCTACACAAAATTTATTACAGCAATCTGCGAAATGACCATGAAGCAGAAACGGATTACTGCCAAGCCAAAGGAAAATGAAAATGAGAAATATGCATTCCGATGCTTTCTTCTCCGACTTGGATTTATCGGGGATGAGTACAAAGCCGACAGAAAGCTGCTGCTTTCCAAGCTGAACGGCTCATCAGCATTTAAGTCTGGAGCCAAGAAAGGGGGCGAGCAGTAATGTTCTTTCCACCAAGAAATATAGTTGAATTAGTAAAGAAAGAATATCCATCGGGTACAAGGGTTGAACTTGTATCCATGAATGACCCTTACCGTGATATGCCGACAGGTACAAGGGGAACAGTTGCCTGTGTGGACGATACAGGCACGATTCATGTGGCATGGGATAATGGATGTCACCTCGGAGTTGTCTATGGCGAGGATTCATGCAGAAAACTGCATACCATAAAGACCATCTGCTATGGGAAGGAAGAAACATGGGACTGCAAAGAAGATGCAGTTGCATTTTTCCTACAGGCGGTTGCAGGAAGTGAAGGTGCAGAGTGTGAGAGATACACAAAGATACTGACGGATCTTGCGATGGGCATGGATATATGTACAGATGGTGAGTAGAGTTCTGGAAAGATACACAATAACCGGTGTGTATCTTTGTCCAGTAGCGGTATTCCAATTTATGTGCTTTAGAGTGATATATGTACTACCGAAAGGAAAACAAGCCAAAAAGGAGTACATAGAATGAACGAGAAAACAACAAGACAGATTGAAGAAATGAAAAAGCAGACCATTGGGGTTGAAATCGAGATGAACAGCATCACGAGGGATAAGGCAGCAAAGATTGCAGCCACCTACTTCGGAACAGGAAGATTTCAGAACACGGCAAGCAGAAACGGATACTACACTTGGTCAGCATGGGATGAGCAGGGCAGGGAATGGAAATTCCAAAGGGATGTCAGCATTGCCGGATGCGACAGTGAAAAATGCGAACTGGTAACACCGATTCTTACCTACGCAGACATTGAAACATTACAGGAACTTGTAAGGCAGTTAAGACACGCAGGTGCAAAGAGTGATGCAACAAGGGGATGCGGGGTACACATTCACATTGGAGCCAAGGGGCATACACCACAGACAATGAGAAACCTTGCAAACATTATGGCAAGCCACGAAAGCCTTATAGCAGATGCCCTTGACCTTGACAGGGGAAGGATGCACAGATACTGCAGAACGGTTGACCCACGATTCCTTGAGAGCCTTAACAGGAAAAAGCCAAAGACCATGTCAGCCTTGGCAGACATCTGGTACGGAAGTCAGAACTGCAACTACGGAAGGTCACAGCATTACAACGACAGCCGATACCATATGCTGAATTACCATGCGACTTTTACAAAGGGAACCATTGAATTCAGACTTTTCCAATTTGATGCCCCTGCTGACGGAAAACGAAACGGACTCCATGCCGGACAGCTTAAAGCCTACATTCAGCTTTGCCTCGCACTCAGCCAGATGGCAAAGGAAGTAAAAACGGCAAGCCCAAAGCCACAGCAGAATGAAAATCCAAAATACGCAATGAGAACTTGGCTCCTCAGACTTGGATTCATTGGGGATGAGTTCAAGACAGCAAGAGAGATTCTAACAAAGAGACTTGTAGGGGACACAGCATTCAGAACTGCAAGGGGATAGCCTTGTACTACCTTAGAGAAATGACCGCTTCGGCGGTCTTAAGGTGGTAGAAGGGTATTTCCTTCAGAAAGGATGGATGCGAAATGCAGAAAAGATACTATATTGCTTACGGCAGCAACCTAAACATTACGCAGATGCGATTCCGATGCCCAAATGCACGGATCATTGGCACATCTGTTGTGCCGGATTATGAATTGCTCTTTAAGGGAAGTAAGACTGGTTCTTACCTAACCATTGAGCCAAAGGCAGGTGCAAGCGTTCCTGTGGCGGTATGGGAAACCACAGCTGATGATGAACTTGTCCTTGACAGGTACGAGGGCTATCCGACCTTTTATTACAAGGCAGAAATGACTCTGCCGATAACGGGAATCAAATCCGGCAAGGTAAGGGAACGAAAGGTATATGTGTACATCATGCATGAGGACAGACAGATAGGAATGCCGACCATCAGATATATTCAGACCTGTCTTGAAGGATATAGGGCATTCAGATTTGATGAGAACACCTTGTATGATGCAATAGAGAAAAGCCGGAGGTACTGCCATGAAGATTAAATCAAACCTACAAAAAAGAATCTGCCCCATTTGTGGTCAGATATACCATGAACCGCCTGCACTTTCAAGAGCAGATGGGAAAACGCAAATCTGCCCCGACTGTGGCACGAGAGAAGCACTTCAGAGCATTGGAGTTGGCAATGAAGAGCAGGAAAAAATCATCAATACCATTCATCAGCATACAAAGAACCTTTGAGTGTAATATACACAATAGTCCCTCTGAATATCTGGTACATGATCGTATTCCAATAAGTGTGAAAGTACGGTAATGTACACATACCGAAAGGGAAAACAGAGAAAACGGAGGATACGAGCATGACAAGATTTGAAAAGGATGTAAAAGAAATACAGGAAGGAAACGAAATCGAGGTTCTCAAAAGAAGAAAGGCAGAACTTGAGGAACTTTATAAGAAAGGCAGATGCGAAAAGAACGGATTCAGAAGACAGTGCATTGCACAGGAGTATGAGAGAAGGTTGGCTGAATATGAAAAACTGGATGCCATGATTTGAATTTAAGCATAGAGCATTTAAGAGGAACCCACCGGGGTTCCTTTTTTCGTGGAGGTGATCATGTGAGAAAACTGAAAAAATATAAACCAACTAGATTCATGGCAGAGGATTCTCACTATGATAAATCTGAGGCAGATTTTGCTGTGAATTTTATAGAAAATCTGTGCCACACCAAAGGTACATGGGCGAGGAAGAAGTTCTTGCTGATGGACTGGCAGGAGCAGATTATAAGGGATGTATTTGGAACGATAAAGCCGAATGGCTACAGGCAGTTCAACATGGCATATGTGGAAATCCCAAAGAAGAATGGCAAGAGTGAACTGGCGGCTGCCGTAGCATTATTACTATTATGCGAAGGGGAACAGCGTGGAGAGATATATTCTTGTGCAGCAGATAAGAATCAGGCAAAAATTGTATTTGATGTAGCTGCCGATATGGTGCGTTTTTCAAAACCACTCAGTAAGCGAATCAAAATATATGAGTCACAGAAGAAGTTAGAGTACATTCCGACAAAGAGTACTTATCAAGTGCTGTCAGCCGATGTTTCTAACAAACACGGCTTTAATACACACGGTGTTATCTTTGATGAATTGCACACACAGCCAAACCGTAAATTATACGATGTTATGGTTCAAGGGTCAGGTGATGCGAGAATGCAGCCACTGTATTTTCTTATAACGACTGCCGGAAATAATACAGAAAGCATCTGCTATGAAGTGCACCAGAAGGCTTTGGATATTATGGAAGGCAGAAAGCATGACAGCACATTTTATCCTGTGATATTTGGTGCAGGAGTTGATGAGGATTGGACAGACCCAGAAGTTTGGAAGAAAGCCAATCCGTCACTTGGGGAAACAATAGGAATTGATAAGGTCGAAGCTGCCTGTGAATCAGCAAGGCAGAATCCGGGAGAGGAGAATGCATTCCGCCAGTTAAGACTGAACCAATGGGTAAAGCAGAGTATCCGATGGATGCCAATGGAGAAGTGGGATGCCTGTGCATTCCCTGTTAACGAGGATGACCTTGAAGGACGTGTATGTTACGGAGGTCTTGACCTTTCAAGCACTACCGACCTTACTTCGTTCTGCCTTGTGTTCCCGCCGGAAGATGAAGAAGGAAAATATTATGTACTTCCTTACTTCTGGCTGCCGGAGGAAACGCTTGACCTGCGTGTCAGAAGAGATCATGTAAATTATGATGTCTGGGAAAAAAAGGGATATATACAGACCACGGAAGGCAATGTAGTCCATTATGGATTTATAGAAAAATTCATAGAACATCTGGGTGAGCGGTTCAACATCCGAGAGATTGCATTCGATAGGTGGGGAGCAGTACAGATGGTACAGAACCTTGAAGGAATGGGATTTAATGTTGTGGCTATGGGACAGGGATTTGCATCCATGTCACCGCCTACCAAGGAACTAATGAAACTGGTGCTTGAACAGAGGATAGCACATGGAGGGCATCCAGTCCTTCGGTGGAATATGGATAACATATATATCCGAACAGACCCTGCCGGAAACATTAAGGCAGATAAATCGAAATCAACAGAAAAGATAGATGGAGCCATAGCCTGTATTATGGCACTAGACAGGGCAATCCGTTGTGGCAATGACACTTCTGAAAGTGTGTATGACACAAGAGGGTTGTTGGTATTTTAATTACAGTTTGTACCAAAGTGCAAAACAACACTTGACACTTTGTGCCAAGGTGCATATAATAAAAACACAGGTTGGCACAAGGTGCAGAAAGGTGGGATGTTAAGATGCCATTATTAAAACTTTCACTTACAAATGAGGAAATGACCAGATTAGAAGAATTAGCTAGAGAAGAGGATCTTAGTCTACAGGATTATATCAGATATACAATTTTTGGTGACAGG